ATACGATTGCTTGCAGAACTTACGCTGTCTTTACCAATAGCAACACTGTTTGTGTGGCTGGCTTTAGCTTGGTTCCCGATTGCAATTGATGAGTTTCCTGTTGCGCCATAAGTAGACGTATTGTTGATAATATTAATTGCGGTAGAACTAGTACCATTTGCAAAAGATTTTCCAAGAGCAACATCATTTGTTGTGTTTGTTCCCCCAGATTGTGCAAATGGGCCTATTGCCGTATTTGTTAAACCACCATTAACAGATGATCCAGAGCCAATAGCAATTGACGCGACGTTATCCGTAATTCCATCTTTTGTAAGAGTTCCCTGTACTGCAAACCCCGCAGTACAGTTCGCTCCTACATTCGCTAGATGTCCAATAGCTATAGAAAAGCCAGTATTTGTTGCGTTAATAACTGGAAGCGTTGGAGAACCAGACGCATTCTCAATTATCAAATCATAAGGCGTTCCAAAACTAAGATTGCCAGCACCATCTGTTTTTAGCGCATCACCATCATTGCCATCTGCTTGAGGCCAACTTAAACCATCAAGAACAATTGACCCTGTAGTATCTGGAGTGATTGCAATGTTACCCGCACTAGCAGAAACAATTGAATTACCATTCACATCTAGGTTCCCACCTAGTTGCGGTGTAGTATCTTCAACAACATTATCGATTGCATTTGGGTTTGCTGTTGCGCTTGTTGCAATGCCATCAAGCTTTGTACCGTCAGCACTAACATCACGACCATCAAACGTCTGACCTGCGGCAAACGTAATAGCACCTGTCATAGTGCCGCCAGCTTTAGGTAGTGCAGCATCCGCTGTTGTACCTTGTGCCGCAGTAGCATAATCAGAGCTATCAAAAGCTTTTACTTGAGCAAGGTTTGTAACCTCGCTGTCCATCAAAGCCCCCGCAGCAGTAACATTAGCAGTATCGGTTACATCTGCGTTTGCTTCAATATTATCTAATTTACTTTTATCTGATGTACTCATCAAACCAGCAACAGATATTGTTGCATCGCTGTAAGTTGTATCAGTGTCAGTAATTGTAATTGTTTTTTCTGATCCAGTGCCAGATGCCACAACACCATTACCTGTAAAGTTTAGCGTAGATGCCGCTGTTGTAAGAGCAGAGCCTTCATCTTCAACGATTATGCCGCCTAAATCAGCAGACAAAACACCAGCACTAATTGTTAAACCTGTACCTACTTTAATGCCGCCCAAGACACTAGCGCTTGCAGTTGGCAAAGAATAACCAGCAACCGTTACCCAACTTGTGCCGTTATAATATTTTAAAACATTGAGGGCCGTATCATAAAACAGATCGCCTTCATCCAGGCTTGTTGTTGGATCAGTAGCCCCAACACGATAAACGTCTGTAAAATTATTTACATCTGCAATATTTGTTGCAACTGTATTTACGTTTGAAATAGAAGTGGCAACTGTATTTACACTTGAGATTGAACCAGCAACGGTATTGATATTAGTAGAGTTTCCAGCAACGCTGTTGATGTTAGTAGAGTTTCCAGCAACAGAAGTGATATTGCTTGAGTTTGAGCTAACTGTTGTCACATCGCTTGAAATACCCGCAACTGTTTGAATAGCATCAGTCGCGTCTGTTCCATCCTCAATGTCTGCAAGCGTAGCAATATCCGCAGTAATTTCATTAAGAGTGGAAATGTCCGAAATTTCTGGGCCAGCTTGCGGATTGCCTGTCGTTTCATTAAATGCAAGCACTCTACCAATACGCGTTTCCTTTACGGGAAGCGTTGCATCGCCAACAATATCAGCCGCACTAAAAACTAAAGCGCGGTCAATTTTTTCATTTAATCTCTGATCGATAAATGTAAGCTTGTCCAAGCTCTCTTCAATGCTGTTGGCAGGAAACGGATCGTTAGGCACCAAGTCCAAGCCTTGCGTTAGTGGTTGCTCGCGCAAGATTGTTAGCTGCTCACCGCTTGCTGGGGCAGTAACCATTGTGACGTTGCCGCCACCTGCATCGCCAACACCGCTGACGCTGTATTGCGTTGAAATTGTTTGCGTTGTTTCTGTGCCATCGCTTGCGCGTAAAATAACAGTAAGGTCACTTTCGTCAAAAACCTTAAATGAATACGCAAAGACGGTGGTGCTGCCATCACCGTTAAAGCTAACTTTGTTTGTGCTACTGCTTACTGTCATTGTCTATCCTTCTGCGCTTGCAGGTCATAGTATGCTTGCCGCATATTCGCATATTCTGGCAGTTCAATCAACGTCTTGAACCCCTCGTCTATAAACTGTTTGTTTACACTTCTTAGCAGTGACACTTTCTGCTTGTCTGTTAGGCCAAGATACAACGGCTCAGAAGTCACGACCTCTAGTGTTTCCCTAAACGTCAAGTCACCGTATCCGCTGCGCCGTACTGTGATTTCGTTTTTAGCAATGTTCACCAAGTCCGACTGCATGCCGTAGCTCAACTTGATGCCTTGATACTCACGGGGGTTGGTTAGAGGCCAAGCATTTGTCATGCGCTGCAAACGGATCAGCTCTTTCTCATACTCTGTTAGCTCTTCGCCCTTCTTTAGTCGAATGCCTGATAGGTTGCTAAACAATGCAGCGCCAGGGCGGTTGGCAAAGCTAAACTCGTCTGAACCGCGTGGCTCGCCAAGTGTATCGTAAACGATTGCGTTGTAGTCGCGCTCGTCACGGAAGAAGCTGTCTTTAGCCTGCAATGCATTCATCTCGCCAAACAGCTCGACAATCTTACGACCATCATCTGTTTTAGGCAAACCAATCAGCGCATAGTTTGGCGATCCGTCAATCAGCGCATAACGATAACGCTCTGTGCCGTCCTCATCTGTGACCCGCTCTAAGATGTCGTCTTTTGTAAAATACTGCACATCCTCACGCGGACGCACACCAGTCGGATCAATCAGACGCTGGATCATGCGCTGCATAGAGCTTAGTGGGTTTGGCAGACCAACAGGTGTTGAGCTTTCTGCGTAGCTGCGAGCCAGCTTGGCTGCATCGTATCCATCCATAAACGCCACAAGGTCAGCAATACCTTGCAGCATTGGCAGCTCTTTGTAATATTCTGCTGTCGCAATCATTGCTGCGCTTGCATAGTTCTGCTGCAATGCTGGATCGTCTGTCGTGTTGGCGCGTTGTACTGTGTCGGCTGTAATCGCGATCAACCCGCCGACAGGCTCAAAGCCTGCGTAGCTAACATACGTCAACGGGCCGTTAGGTGCGCCGAATGCATCATACAGCGGCATGTCTTCTGGGAAGCCTTCGCCTTTTAGAACAAAGCTATATGGCTGCCAGCCTGGCGGTAAAGCCTCACGCTGCTTCTGATCGCTTGGCAAGCCACCAGTAATCCGACCATCCATTGCATACTGACCGACTTTATACATAGTCGCACCGCCCAGCGTTAGACGGCCAAACACCAACTGCTGCGCCCGTGGGCCGTTCTTGCCCAATAAGTCTTGTACTGGCTTAACGCCAATTCCTGTGTATTCCATTGTGCGCAGCAACGCGTTTGTGGGAGCGGTTGCAAACGGCAGCAAAAAGCGACCAAGCAGTGTGCGCTGCAACATGCCTGTCACCTGACCAAACTTGCCAAGGTCAGACTGCAATGTGTCGTATCTAGCCTTTAAGTTTAAATCGTCAGAGATTGCGCGTGGATCAAGCAGCAACATACCTGCTTCGTCTATCGCTTCCTGCTCTGTCATGCCTTTACGTCTTGAGTGCTGATAGCGCTTATTGACAGCAGTGTAGAACTCACCGCGCTGTGAGATTGTTTTAGTAAACTCGTCGGCAGATAGTAGCAAGCGGAACGGAATACGCATGCGCTTACCCAACTCGTCTAGTGATTTGCCAAAGAAACTTTCGCTTTGACCTGCAACTGCGGCATACTGATCAACGTCTAACTTGCTTGCGCCTGCTGGTGCTTCTGTGCGCCAGGCAATTGATGCAGCTTTCATTGCATCGCCAAATGCATCGCTCCAACCTTTTATGCGCAGCAGCGCGTCTTCCATGTAAACCTGATCCTCAGATATTGGAAACTGCATGCCAAGCTGTTTACGGCCTGCGCGTATAACAGAGCCATACATGCCTGAAATAATCTCTGTCGGCAGTTGGTACAGCATAAATGCTGCCGTGCCGATTAGGTTCTTTGCTTGCGTGGCAGGTGATGACAACAAACCTGCAAGATATGCCTCATGCACCATCTGTTTTGTCTTTGAGTACCAGCCGCCTTGGGCAAATTCATTAATGCCTTTTAGGCCGTTTTCTTTGCCAGCTTTTAGTAGTCGATCTGCCATTGCGTCTGTCACGCCGTCCGATCCGCTTTCATTCAGCAAACGCTTTGCTTCTTCGGTAAAGCGCGTTGCGTCCAACTCGCCGCTGACTTGGATTTGGAATGACTGCAATGCACGAGCTGCTTCTGTCTGCGCACCTTTTAGCTGCAACTGAATACCGCTGTGGATCGCAAGCTGCCTGCGGAATTTTAATCGATCACCGTCATCTGCTTGGCCTGATTTAATTCTTCGCGCCAGCTCTTCTAGCTTAGTTGCACTGCGCACAAGCAACTCACGCGCACCAACAAACTCGGCTGCTGTTAGCGGTCTGTCGCCAATCTTGCGGCTAAGTATGTCACGGGAAAAGCCAATCTCATCAGCAACCAAGCCTGCTGCCTGTGTTACTGTAAGATCGTTAGAGATTTTGCCGCGCGTCCGCGCAACTGTCTCATCAGCGTATGTTTCGCCAATTGCTGTGATGACTGCTTTAACGTCATCCGTTGTGTTCAGATAGTCAAAGTTAAAGTCGCCGCCGTCTTGCAGTGATTTAACATTGGCCTCTTTAGTGTTGAGCATTGTCAACACTTCGTCGGCAACCTCTTCACTGGCAACGCCTGTCTCTGGCTTAAAGCCACGCGCCTCGGCTGTCAGTGCCTTCTGCGCTTCTGCGTTTACATCAACTGCCAGACGCTCGGCCTCTGCCGCCTGATCCTCTAGCGCAGTAGCTGCATCTGTTATCACATCTGCTGGCGGCTCTTCACCGATTGCAGGCGCAGTCATGCCGCGCTGCTCAAACGTCTGCACACCTTCTGGGCTGAGTATCTGCGGAGCCAACTCGCGCTTTGTCGCTGCTTCAGAGAATAGCTCTGGCGCTTCCATTAAGCCACGTTCTTGCGGCGTTGGCACACGAGGCGCAACGCCGACAACGCCACCTGTTGGGGGTGTTGGTGTACTTGTGCTGCTTGGCAACTTGTTTAGCAGCTTTAACACATCACCAAGTCCAGCAACCTGGAAGCCTTCCTGCTCTGGCCCTTTGGCAAACTCAGTCGGTGCGCCTGCGGCTGTAATGCGCTGACGGGCTTCTTGGTCTTCTGCTAACTGGGTTGGATCGACTGCCATTATTGTCTCTATTCTGTGTTTAGATTTACGTCTTGCTCTTCAGGCTCGGCTTCCATAGGCATAGCTTCGCGCTTACGGTAGAGAGACTTGACCAAAGACATTACATCAGTCGGAGACTGACTTTCCGTTTTCTCTAATGATTGCGTCGAACTTTCCACGATCTACTCCTTCAAATTCATACCAAGGTTTATTGCCGCCTTCAAAAGCGCTTACCCCTGGGAAGTTATCAGGCAAAACTCCTGATTTCTTTTTGAACACTTCCTTGAACATATCATCTAGCTGTTTTTTTGTAAATTGATATGGAGCGCCATCGCTAGTTCTATATATGTATCTGTTCGCACCGCCTGGTGTTTTTTCGTATGTCACCCCAGAATATTTAACGTGAAACCGACCTTCTGACACAGGTGTCAACTCAGTTGGCTTTGTGTTCGCCCCTTTTGCAGGAGAGCCAGAGCCAACAACAGCTTTTAGTGTTGGGTGAGAAACTACTTGCCCAGAAGATAGCACCCAGCTTTCCCAATGATATTTGCCGACTGATCCACCCGTGCGCCCTGCTTTTGTATATAATTCGTCTATACGGCTAGCCAGTGAACGCTCTAACGCTTCATATTGAGCTAAACCTTGCGCACCCTCAAATTGAGTATAAACATCGTCATAAATTTTTTCACCGCCAGCCCACATGCGGTTAATTTGAATGCGATCCAAAACCACTACATCATTACGACCAGAAACAAGTAAAGCAAACGAAAGAATTTTATTGGCAATGCCTGTATCTTCAGCCAAGCCATAATAAGCTCGGCGTATCTCAGCGCTTGTCATGTTAGGGTTAGCAATCATTTCGTGCAACTTAGATAATGCAGAAACACCGTTCTCATCAACTGCTGCCATTTTCTTTAAAAATACTTTGCCGAAATCGTTTGCATTAGATATTGCCGAGCGCCCTGGGGTGCCTTGCGGTATAGTTGTGGGAACCATAGCTAACCACTGCTCTGTGTCAGCATCTGTCCATTCTCCACGTGCAGCCTTTTGTATAAATGGCGTTGCCGCCTCAGCAAGCTCTAAGTAACCGCCTTCATGAGGGAATGCTGACATACGCCTAGAAAGTATAGACCAAAGCATCAATTGACCAGTAAGCTCTGGCCCAGCTCCTGAATTATAGGCAGCTTTAAAATCTTCTTGAATTGCCAATCCATCATCTGCTGCCTTAATTTGGTTTTCAGTTAATCCTTTAAACCAATCAGCCCATTTATCTGTATCGTTTGCATGATCAATCATCCAAGCTGGCGGCGCTGGCACTTCTGTTGCGTTTTGTACGCGAGACATCATAAGTGCGTAATTTTCTTGACTTGCCAGAGGGTCTGCAAATTCGGTTTCTAAAGTTTGCAAATTTCCTGAAGCAACATCATAATTTTTAGGTGTCATTTTCTTAGGGATAAATGACTGCTTGCCCGTTCCAATTATGGGGGCGTTTTCAACTGTGACACGATACTGAGGCTGCAATTGTGAAACCATAGGAGCATCGCTTGGTGGCCCAATCTTTACATTCTCTGGCGCAACCAACTTACCCGCCGCAGCTAAACCGCGATCCACAATTGGCCCTACTGGGTTGCTAAACAGCGTTGTGCCTTCTGCATCAATTCGGCCCTGCGCCTCTTCGCCCATGCGCACCAGTGTCGGCTCTAGCGCCTTAGCGCCACGCTTCAGCAGCTTGCCAAACGCATAACCAACACCTGTGGCCTCGGCAACGCCAGCCGCCATTATTAGCGCACCCATTGCTCGACCACCAAGCGACCCGCCGTTTTCTGGGCGCTGCTGATTAAATAACCTGCGACCTTCTTGTATATCCATAATGCCAGCAGTTAAAAAATCGGCAGCTCCAACTTCCATACCTGTTGGCCCCGTGCCAAATAATGCGTTTGAATAAGTTTCAGCATTTCTTAGCAAGTCGCCTTGCTGCGCTGCAACCATGCGATCAATCTGCGCAGGATCAACACCCTGCTCTCGCAGTTCGTCCTTTAAGCCCTCAACCGCCGCATCATACAAGAATGTCGTAATAATCCGTGAGCCTTCCTGTCGCAGCGTAGGATCGGCTGTAATGATTGGCTGGCCTGATGCTATAACGTCACGCACTTCCTGCTCTGAGAGAGGCTCTATGCGGCTCTCAGGCATAGGTTGCTGCACATCTAGACCAGCAGCGCTGATTTGCTCATCAGTGTACCCAGCGGCCCGTAGATCGTCTAAGGTGTACGATCCTTGTATTTCTTGCAATCTCTTTGCTTCTTCTGCCGCCGCCTGCGCAGGTGCTACATCTGACGCGCCAGGCATAGCTGGCTGCGCTGGCGCTTCTGCCATAACCTCTGGCGCTTCTTCGCTAATCTTAACATATCCACCGCTAGACATTGGCAGCAGCACATCATTCATACCTGTCTCTGGATTAAAGACGCTTTTCTTGTTTTTCTCTATGGCAGGATTAATGCCAGCATCAATCATATCACGAGCTTCGTAATACTTAGAGATTTCAAAATCTGTGTCGTCAGAAAGTAAATCTGTCATTAGAAGCCTAGTCCCCGATTGCCATATTTAGCACGAATAATGCGCTTAAATGTTGTTTTCTTAGATTGCACCTGTCCTTGACGTGTCGCATCAAGGTTTTCATACCAACGGTCAATTGCGCCCAGCGGATCATTCACATCATACTCAATCTCTGGGAAAGCTTCTCGCACCTGTTCTGAAAAATACGTTTCAAATTCTGCTCGCAGTTCCTCAAGATAAGCCGCGCCAAACTCGTCAATCTTTTCCAATGCAAAATTTCGAAGCTCTTCGCGGGTCATTGGTTTGCCTTCTATCTGCCTTTCCAAAGCCTTATCTCGTAAAGCAAAATCAGCCGCTTCAAAGGCTGATTTAGAAGCTTGTGCCAACCTATCATCTTTGCCGATAGCCTGCTGCGCATTATATCTAAATTGTCTAGCCAGTATCCCAGATGCCTTATTAAGACTTTCATCACTTTCGTTAAATGCGACTAAATACAGTTCACGGTGCTGCGCTGCTGTAATTCTAAAGGTATCTGTGTTTAGTTCTTCAATACTAAGCATACCTGCACTAGCCAGTGCATATAGCTCGCTATAACGCGCGTCACTGCCTTCGCCAGCAGGCGCAAACTTGAACTGCGTAGATGTATCTAGCTCTTCGCTCATCTTAGCTTGCTGCTCAGGTGATGCCCAGAACTGAGCATTTAGATGGTCACGCAGCAATTGCTTTGCAAATGTACCTGACACTCCTTGTTGCGTAATTTCTGGCAAAGAGAAAAACTTTGCATCACCCATCAATTGGCGCAAGGTGTCACCTGAAACCAAAGCATTATCTTGCACAGACATTACAAAGTTATACGCTTTTTTGTTGCGCTGGTTTGTCTCTTCTTGCTGCTCAGTCTCTAGCTTTTCTTCAGCATCAAAAAACTTTAGTGATGTTGCTAAATTCTGTTGGATAATCTCAACAGCATCGCCGCGCTCAATATTGTAAAGCACATGCAGTGCATATGGGTCTGAAATACCTGCACGAGCCATTGCCTCTTCAGGCGTGATTTCCCCTGCTGCGACCTCATCCTGCAACGTCATCATGCCAAACAACTGCATCGCAGCGTCTGGATCGTTGTTAAATGCGTTTGCCAAGTAGTCAGCAGCAATATCCTTGCGCAATGCATAGTTTGCTTTGGTCACGCCTTCCATGCTGTAGCGACCACCTGCAACAGCCTTGGCTTGATCGTTGATCACAATGCCAAGTTCTGTGTTGTAGTCTTCAATAGTCGCGCCAACTTGAGACAATTTCTGCCGTTTGGCTTCCATCCGCGCAGCCATTGCAGCCTGCTCACGCGCTAAAATCTTTTTATCAATTTGTCCGCGCAGTCTAAACCGTGCAGCAATCTCGTTTTGCTCAAACGCATAGCTCAACTTGCGCTGCAACGATCTGTTGCTAACGCTTGCAATCGTAGCATCGCGCAGCTCATTCATGCTGCTCTGCCAGTTATTCTCACCATCCAGCACATTGTAAATGTCTGTTGATTTGCCTAACGTATACTCTGCCTCGCGCATGCCCTCTTCAATTGCCAACGCAGCCTCGTTGTACTGCGCCTCTTGAGATGCCTGCCAGCGAGCAGTGGCAAACTGTTGCGCACCATCTAGCAGCGCCTTCATTGGCTCGGCCTTAGCAAGCTCTGCCTGCGCCATCGCCTGCGGGTTCATACGCACAGTTCCACGCAAAGGCGAACCAGGTCTGATTTGTTGGCTTATAGCGCGACTTCTGTAGACAGGTATCTTCATGCTAATCCAAATTCCCCTGGGTTTTCATAAACAGTCGTTGCCACATTAGACAAGCTGTTGATCATTGATGCAGTGCCAGATGCCCGAGCGGATGCAGCCGCCATGCCGCCTTCCATGCGTGACAGCTCTGCCGCCATCTGCAATCCTTCTTGCTCGTCATCAATCTGCATATTCTTCAAAGAGTTTTCAAACGCAGCAACCTTTTGCTCATAATCAAACTCACGCGCATTTTCACGCAAAACTGCAATTGGTGTGCCAGTACTCATGTCAAAGCCTGCATAACCAAATCCAGCCCGAGCTGTGCCTTGCACTTCGCGCTCAAACGCATCAGCCGCTCGATTTTGCGAAACAAGAAAGTTTGCATTGAGAATGCCTTGAGTTTTCTCAAGTAGTTCAATGTCACGCTCAATGATAGTGGCGTTGTAGTTGCCTGCCGCCAGTGCCGCAGCCGCAGCTTTGTCTGCCGCACTCTTTTGCTGCACGGCCCCAACAACTGATATTCCTGTTGATATGAGTGCTAAAGGGTTACACATCAGTCACACCTACTTATCAAACGTGTTCATGCGTGGATAGAACGCTAGAACTGTCATGGGCAAGGGCTGCCCTTGTTTAATATATACACGATCATCGTCATCAAAGCCACCATCGAACTCAATGTCTTTGTCGCCCGTAAACAACGGCACCGCAGTATCCATTGCCATTGAACTGTCGCGGAAGAATATGCGGTCTATCTCACCGCTGTCGTTGCCCACTTCAGCACCAACAGTTTCATAAAATCGCAACGTGATTGCATGAATGCGTTTTGGCTTGCCTTGGCTTGTGCCATCCACAGATCCGCTTTCAATGCGCAGCGTTTGCATTGTGCTGTCGTAGCCATACCCAACGGCAGCAGTCGTTGATGAGTAGTCAAGAGTTATGCCGCCACTGCTCACAGTTTCGTCAGGGTGTGTTGCGCCATTACCAAGAACTTGCAGCGTTTCGCCTTCCAAGTGATACAAGCCGCTCAGTGTTGTTGTTGCGCTGCCGCTATACGACAACCCGCTATCCACAAAAAATGCAGATGTTGTATCTTCGCCAAAGTCAAACAACTTTAACTTTTCAATGTATCTTTTAGTCGTACTGTTAATGGTACGCTTAACAATCATATACAGATCGTCTTCACCCGTATCTGTCGGCAGTGTCGCAATACTTTCCACAACAGCCTGACCGCTGCTAAATGATCCACCAATCACATGCTTGTGCCATGCGACAACTTGTTCCTCTCGACGATACGTCATGCCGAGCAGTGTGCCGTCATTACGCACACACCACACAACGCTGTCAGGCTCCTGCTGGAACGCCATCTGATCAATGCCGCCATTGGTAATATGCTCTGCCAAGATCGTCATGTCAGGCGCAGAATAACCGCCAGTATTCACATCACCGACAAATTTAAACTCACGTATCTTTCTGTTCCCACGCTGCACAAACAGCGTAACGTCCGCAACCTGCACAGGCTCAATCAATGCCGTGCCATAGTTGGAATACTTGCGGATCAATGTCGTTGTCGGCGTAACAGGCCCATCGTTTGTAGATGTAAGCACATATTCACCGCCAGATGTACCCACGGTCAAAACCCGAGTAGCAGACAGAAAGCGGATCGCATTCACCTGGTTTGACGCAATCGTGTAAATCAGCGCATCGTCATCTGCTGTACCAACAGTGAAGTCGTCATAACTACCGTTCTTACTAAACCACAACGTCTGAGGATTATTGTTCGTATTGCCAAACACAAGACGCTGCTCAAAGAACGACACAACGCTGGGGCGGTTATTGGATCCACTTAGTGAAGGTGTTGGCGTTCCAGTGATAGTAAACGTAGCAAATGTCCACGCATTGTGATCCGTCCTCGTCAGTGTGCGTATATCATATGAGGGATGCACAATGTACATTGTGTCAGCAGACTGCGCGAACCGCAGATCAAACAAGTCAGCAGCCGCATAAGGCGTTGCAATCTCATAAATCTCTGTGGCAGTACCGCCCGATGTATAGGCAGTAAATCCTGTCGTATCTATGTCGTTCCCAAATAAGTCCTGCAAAGTGAACGTATTTGTGGTAGAATTGGCAATTTTATAGTTGCGATTATTTAGCTCCGTCATGCCGCCAAGGCTGTCAATGTAAACCTCGTCGCCATCGCTAAAACCATGTGATGCACTTGTGATTACGCCAGGATCAGCCTGAGTTGCGCCAGTGATGTTTTTGTCTGTTCCGTTCAACACCTGCAAGTCATTGCGGTAAACGCGCATGGTCTGATCGCCAAACTCAAGAATGTACGTGTCAGATGTTTTGAACTGAAACGGAATAAGACGCGTCTTAACTGAGCTGTCAGACACCTCACCAAGATATTCTGTGCCAGGTCTGCGCGTCACGCCACCATGAGGCATGACAACCATGTTTGTTAATTCAGACAAACCCTCAGTGTATTTCTCAATATTAACGCGGCCCTCTAGGCGTGGACTGATCTCACCTGCCGTAAACGAGCTAAACGCGGGTGCGGAACGTGCCATTTAGAACCTGCTTTCAATAAAGTCGCTTGCCTCTAGGCGCTGGGTTGCACCTTCTGTCGCATCGTTAAAGCGAGCCTCGTTTATTTTCGCCTCATACAGTGATGTCTGGATTTGAACCATAGATGTTGATCCAGTGATTGCGTAGCACACTTCGGCAGCAAGTCGAGAGGCAAGTGCTTCGACAAGGCTTGCATCATACTGCTGTGGGTCAGTCACGCGACCAATGTATTTAATCTGCGCTATTGCCTCGTCAGTAAGTAGCTTTCGGCCTTCTATAACAAACACTGGGCCACCAGAGTTGTTTGTGATGTTATCCTGGGGATACGATAATGTCCCATTGGAAAATTCCAAAACGCGCAAGCAATAGGGATTAGTCGGCAGTGCATATTGATATGCATAACCAAATGCAGGTGCGTCTGTGTCTTGTGCAAGCTGCGCTCGCTCAATAAGACAATTCCAAGGATGTGCGCGAAACACCGCATCGCGTACAGCTTCATATCTTTGATTAACAATTCGTGCCGCCTTACTGTTTTCGTCCAGCGAGGAAATGTTAGACGCGCCCAAATTGTTTAGCGCATAGTTTGCAATATCAACTGTACTTGGCATTTGCTCTTATCCTCTAAAAGAGGGGGCGGTTTCCCGCCCCGCTCTAATTAGTCAACCACATACTTGACTGTAAGTTCAATAGTGCCAGTGCCAGCAGCACCGCCCATTGTTACAGTGATGGCAACGCCGTCCTCGTTTGTGTCTGTCTCTGAGCCTGAGCCTAGAGCTAGAGTTGCAAGAACGTCCACCTTCTGCGCAGATGTTGACGCTGCTGCTGCTTTGTATGCCGCCGCTGACGCAGATACTGCTGTACCCGCCGCGTTTGTGTGTGCTGCATAGCCTACAGACAATGTTGTTGATGCACCTAGCGCGTCATGCGCCAAAGAGCCTTCCAACAAACGTGCGCCGTCTGGCAGAACAAACATCTCAATAACGTCACCAGACGCTAGAGCAGATGCTTCGTATGTGCCATGAGCTACGCGGATACGTCCACCAAGCTCATTAGCTTTGTTCATCACGGCTGGAGTAGCGCGTGTGTTAGTGCGTTGTGCTGAATATACAGTAGCCATTAGTTAGTCTCCTTATTCAGAACAAGCGATTTCGACTACTTTGCTTTCTTCCATGCGTGTCGCACCGATAGATTGGCAATAGTAGACTTGCGTAGCGTATGACTTGTCAGCACGTTCATCAATGCGAGCTGC